AACGTATCGACGATTTAATAGACGATCCACATTACTGGTATGATGACAAAGCAGTAGAAGGTTATGTCGATTTTTGTAATTCAGAACTTACTTTAACTGATGGTTCTCCATTAGAGTTGCTGGATAGCTTTAAGTTATGGGCAGAAGAACTGTATGGTTGGTATTATTACGTGGATCGTACAGTTTTTGTACCTGGCAAAAAAGGTCAGCCAGGTAGATATATGACAAAACGTGTAAAACAGCGTTTGACAAGAAAACAATATCTTATTATAGCTCGTGGTGCTGCTAAGACAATGTACCTAGAGTCTATACATGCTTATCATTTAGTTGTAGATCCTGATACAACAGATCAGATCACCACATCTCCAACAATGAGACAATCGGAAGAAGTTTTGGGACCTCTTAGAACTGCTATAGCTAGAGCTAGAGGTCCTGTATTTAAATTCATGACTGAAGGATCACTTCAGAATACCACAGGAAATCGAGATCTTCGTAAAAAACTTTTCCCTTCTAAAAAAGGCATAGAAAATACCTTAACTAATTCTATTCTTCGTATATTACCAATGACAATTGACAAGTTGCAATCTTTAAGAACCAAAGTCGCTACTGTTGACGAGTGGTTGTCAGGCGATATAAGAGAAGATGTTATAGGTGCTATAGAGCAAGGCTCTTCAAAATTACCAGACTATCTTATAGTTGCTGCTTCTTCTGAAGGAACAGTTCGAAATGGAGCTGGTGATACTATTAAGATGGAACTTATGGACATTTTAAAAGGTAAATATAAAGCTCCCCATATATCTATATGGTATTATAGACTCGACGATGTTAAAGAGGTTGCTGATAGAGAAATGTGGCTTAAAGCCAATCCTAATCTTGGATTGACTGTTAGCTATGAGGCATACGAACTTGACGTAGAAAGAGCAGAGAACGCACCATCAACTAGAAATGACATATTGGCTAAGAGATTTGGTATTCCTATGGAAGGTTATACGTATTTCTTTACTTATGAAGAAACAAAGCCTCATAGACATCATGATTTCTGGCAGATGGAATGCGCTTTAGGAGCAGATATGTCACAAGGTGATGACTTCTGTGCTTTTACATTTTTGTTTCCATTAGGTGGAGATGATTTTGGTATAAAGACACGAAGTTATATAACCTCTAGAACCTTGTATAATCTTCCTCGTGCTGCAAGAGAAAAGTATGAGGATTTTATGAATGAAGGAAGTCTTGTTGTGTTAGAAGGAAGTGTTCTTAACATGATGGAAGTATATGACGATCTTGATAAGTATATCGAAGATAACGAGTATACTGTTATTTGTTTTGGATACGATCCTTATAATGCAAAAGAATTTGTTCAAAGATGGGCTCTAGAAAATGGTGAATATGGAATAGAGAAAGTTCCTCAGGGTGTTAAGACAGAATCTGTACCTCTTGGAGAATTGAAAGATCTTGCATCAGACAGGAAATTGATATTTGATCAGCTTCTTATGCAATTTGCCATGGGTAATGCAGTCACACTAGAGGATACAAATGGAAATAGAAAGCTACTTAAGAAACGTTACGAGGAGAAGATCGATAACGTGGCGGCAATGCTTGACGCTTGGGTAGCTTACAAAGTATACAGAGATTCATTTGATTAAGGAGGTAGTAATAATGGATTTTAGAGAGTTTTCAGAAGCTTACAATAACTATCTGATGCATAGTTTGAGCGATCTTGCTGAAGAGCGAAGAAAAAGAGAACATGGAAGACAGCAGAAAGCTTTTAATAAGAACAGGGACTATGCTGAACTGGCAAAAATCATCGATGAACCGTCCACAAGGAATTGGATCCTTTCCGGTCAGTATCCGATGGATGACACAATGCGTGAAGCCATTGAGATTCTCAACGGAGGGTATAACTTTGAAACGAAGAAAAGGCTTATCAATGGTCTCAACTGGAAAAAAGCTCCGGATTCTAACCGACAGAATATCCCGTATGCAAATTTAAAAAGAAGATAGGAGGTATTGATTATGGACTTCAGAGAGTTTTCAGAAGCTTACAATAACTATCTGATGCATGCCGGAACAAATAACGGTGTAAACATTGGAAGATTGACAGAGCTTTTAAAAAAGTATAAGAAACAGTCTCCTCCAGAAAAGCATTCAAAAATTGATCAGTTGTCTAGAATTGTGATTCAGCAGGCACAGAATGGCAATTTGGAGCAGGCTAGAGAGGCCGCTCAGGACTTTAATCGTATAATTCCTGGATCTCCAAGTTCTATGCTTTTCCAGGCGATCATCAATGAGCTCACGAAGCCTCAGCCTACTTACCGTATGGCTGATAGTGTTCCTAGACCAATTACTGGTAAAAGATTATCACACAGTAATGACTTCAGAGAATTTTCTGAAGAGTATAATGATTATCTGATGCATGCTGGAGATAGAGATGGACATGATTTAATGACCGAAAGTGGTATGAAAAAGAAGCAAACTGTTAAGAACGAATCAGCTGTAAGAAAATGGTTCAAAATATTCTTTCCTGAAAAAGATTATGAATCTTTTTGGAATATGGTTTCTAAACGAGACTATGATGAAATAGTTAATTTAATAAAGACATATGGTGTGAATAATGGAGCACCTATGAACATAGTATATAAGTATTATCCAAAAAATGGTAAATAATTAAGGAGGACAGGACATGTCATCGATAGTAGATCGTGCTAGAAAAGCATGGGATGTCTTTCGAGGGAGAGAACCCACGTATCGTGCTAATTATGGACCAAGTTATTCCAGGCGTCCGGACAAGGTTAACATTCGCTTTGGCGGTGAGAAATCCATTGTTAATGCAGTATACAATAGAATAGCCATAGATGCAGCGGCTGTTACTATTGAACACGCTAAAAAGAACACTGATGGATTCTTTCAAGAAACGATAGATTCAGATCTTAATGATTGCTTAAACCTTTCAGCCAATATTGACCAAACAGGTAGAGCTCTCATTCAGGATATTGTTTTATCTATGTTTGATGAAGGAGTTATAGCAGTTGTTCCGACTGTTGCATCCAAAGATATTATTGTTAATGATACGTTTGAAATCTTTGAGATGCGTACTGCAAAGATTAAACAATGGTATCCTAGAGATGTTCGTGTCGAGTTATATGACGACCGTCTAGGACAAAAAAGAGAGATAACGTTACCTAAAAAGAATGTAGCTATCATAGAAAATCCGTTTTATACGGTAATGAATGAACCTAATTCTATAGGTAGACGTTTAATTAATAAGCTGAATTTGCTTGATTCAGTTGATGAGCAACTAAGTGCTGGTAAGTTGGATTTGATTATTCAGCTTCCATATGTAGTTAAGTCCCCGTTGCGTAAGCAACAGGCTGAAGCTCGTCGTAAGGACATGGAGGATCAGCTTAATAATTCAAAGTATGGTGTGGCGTATGCTGATGGTACTGAAAAGATCATACAGTTAAACAGACCTCTCGAAAATAATCTCCTTACACAAATTGAGTATTTAACTACAATGTTTTATTCTCAATTAGGGATTTGTGAAGAGGTACTTAAAGGTACTGCTGATGAACAGATGATGCTGAACTATCGTAACAACATCATCGAACCAACTTTATCAGCTATAACTGATGAGATGACTCGAAAGTTCTTATCACCTACTGCTGTTACTCAGAAACAATCAATAATCTTCATCCAGAATCCATTCAAGTTGATTCCGGTTGCTAATATTGCAGATATTGCAGACAAGTTTACAAGAGCAGAAGTCCTGTCTGCTAATGAAGTCAGATCTATTATAGGATACAAGCCAGTAGCTGACGACAGAGCAAACGAACTTCGCAATCCTAACCTTAACGCAACAGACCAGCAATTAATGGATCCGGTAATGACAGATGCTGGTGAAGAACAATCCGAGGCTCCCGAAAATAGAGAACTTAGGATTAGTGATTTAAGATTAAACTAATGAAAGGAGAAACATCAAAATGGCAGACGGATATGATTTCAAGGGTGTAGCTACCCAGTATGGAATTAAGTGTGCCGATGGGCGTACTCTGTTGCCGGGAGCCTTTAAGGGCTGTAATGGGAAAAAAGTACCATTAGTATGGAACCATGGACATAAGAATGTAGAAAATGTTCTCGGTCATGCAGTTCTTGAGGAAGTTGGCAATCAGGTTATTGCTCATTGCAAACTTAACAATTCGCCTAAAGCACAGCATGCACGATTTGCTTTGCAGAATGAGGATTTGGCAGCGTTATCCATCTATGCAAATGATTTGCAGGGAGGAAAAAATGTAAGCCATGGTACAATTCGTGAAGTAAGTCTTGTGTTGGCGGGTGCTAATCCTGGCGCGCTGATCGATACCGCGTCTATCGCTCATTCTATGGGTATGGAGTATGACTTTGATGATGACGAGATCACTGAGGCTTATATTTACCACAATGTCGAAGGTACAATTGAGGCTGAAGACGAAGTTAATGATACTCAGAATGAAGGAGAGCAGGAACTTGCTCATGCCGATGAAGGCGAAAAAGAGGAGGAAAAGAAAATGGCTGATAAGAAAGATCCTACAGCTAAAGAAGTCTTCGATTCCATGAATGAAGATCAGAAAACATTGTTGTATGCTATGGTTGCAGAAGCATCCGAAGGCAAAGATTCCAAAGAGGAGGAAGAAGATATGAAACACAACGTATTTGACAGTGAATATGCAGTAGCAGACGGACCGGTGATCTCTATGGCAGATCGTAAGCAGGTTCTGGCAGACATCAAGAGATATGGGTCTCTGAGCGAGTCCATTAAGCATCATATGGAAGATCCGAATGGAGCCCTGGCTCATGCTATTACACCGGCTAACTACCCGGAGAATGAGGACGGTACCGCTCAGACTTATGGTATCGCCAACATCAACTGGCTGTTCCCGGATGTAAAGAACTTCACGAGCGGTGCTCCGGAGTTCATCATGAGAGATCAGGGCTGGGCAAACAAACTGCTTTCTGCAGTACACCACACTCCGTTCTCTCGTGTAAAGACCATGTTTGCCGACATTACAGCAGATGAAGCTCGTGCTAAGGGTTATATCAAGGGTAATCTGAAGTATGAGGAAGTCTTCACATTGCTGAAGAGAAAGATCGATCCGCAGACCGTCTACAAGAAACAGAAGTTCGATCGCGACGATATTGTGGACATCACTGACTTTGATGTTGTAGCATGGGTTAAGCAGGAAATGAGAGGCATGTTGAACGAGGAAATCGCTCGTGCAATCCTGGTTGGCGACGGCCGTTCTGCAGCATACGAGGACAAGATCTCTGAAGATCACATCAAGCCGGTATACAATGATTCCGAGCTGTTCACTATCCGTGTGAAGCTGCCGCACATTAATGGCGAGACTGAAGATGCTCGTGCGAAGAGAATCATCAAAAATGTGATCAAAGCTCGTAAGGATTACAAGGGATCCGGTAATCCGACCATGTATACCACAGCAGATATCAAGACTGATATGCTTCTCCTGGAGGACGGCAACGGCTACTCTCTGTATAAGACCGAGAATGAGCTGGCTACCAAGTGCCGTGTGAAGGAAGTCGAGGAAGTTGAGATCCTGGAAGGTGTCAGCAGATCTGAAACTGTTGAAAGTGTAACGACAACATACGACCTGGCAGCAATCATCTTCAACCCGACGGATTACAATGTAGGTACCGATCGTGGTGGCGAGATCAACACATTCGAGCAGTTCGACATCGACTACAACCAGCAGAAGTACCTGATGGAGACACGTATCTCCGGTGCTCTGGTTCGTCCGAAGTCTGCTATCGTGATCGAGATCGCTCGCAGCTGATAGAAAAAGCATCAAAATGGTAGTTGGGGGGGGGTCTTCTGGCCCCTCCTTTCTATAGAAAGGACTACATATGAACGATTTTAGAGAATTTCAAAAGCAGTATAATGACTATCTTCAGCATGGACTTCCTTATGCAGAAGATTATATTTGTCATTTCGGAATTCTTGGCATGAAGTGGGGTGTTCGTAGGTATCAGAATCCTGATGGAACTCTTACTACGGCTGGTAAGAAGAGATATTATAAAGAAGAAGTTAAAAAAGCTAATAATCAAATAGATGAAGAAAAAAGAGGTATCTCTTCATATGAATTATCTAAAACAGATTATATCAAAGAAGCCATTAAAGACTTAGGTGGTGTAGATGAGAATGGATTCGCAAAAGTTAATTATAAAGAAGCTGACATAGAAGAATTAGCTAAAAAATTAACAAGTAATAAATTAGGAATGTATGTTAATGGAGAGAAAAATTTAACAAAAGATGCAATATATGAGGCTTTAAAAACAAAATATACTGAAGAAAAAGAAAATTTACCAGATGATGTTAAACAACGTCATGAAAAGTATGTACAAGATAAAGCTACATTAACTGGAGTTGATATGTTTTCAGAACAAGATTCATATAAAAATCCAGAAAGAGCCAATAAGGCTGCTGATCTTGGATTAAAAGCTTTAAATAAAATAGGTAGAGATGGATATGATGAAAAAGAAGGTATAACTCAAGGTGATAGAGATTGGTTTATTTGGGAAGATCAAACAATAGGAATGGCAACAGTTGCCGATTTGGTTTTGCAAGGAAAAAGCAAAGAAGATATTAAAAAACTTATTAAAGCTTCTCATGACATTTATTTTGATACTGATGAGAAAGATAGAGAAAAGAAAGGAGTATTCCAATTAGCAGAAGGATATATTGGTGATGATTATATAGATGCACTATTTGCAATCCTTGAATCAGAAGGAAAAATCAATCACAGTGCGGTAGATGAAATTTTTGAAAAATTCAATATCATATAAAACAAGAAAGGGCGGTGAAACCGTATGGATCTTGAGGAAAGATTAGCACTAGTAAATAAACCCCCGATCGAAGAAATTGTACACTTCGATTTAGTTAATAAGCCGCCTATTGACGAATTATACCATTATGGTATTATGGGTATGAAGTGGGGTATAAGGCGGTATCAGAATCCTGATGGAACTCTTACACCAGAAGGAAAGAGACGTCAGATTATCAAAGACAATCAACGTGAAAAGAAAGCTGCTAAAGTTCATATGAAAGAAGTTAACAAGGATCGTAAAAGACGAGAAAACTTTGAGAGAAGAAAAGCAGCTATTGCTAAAGACCCTGATAGATTAAGAAAGAATCTTGATCTTTTTACTGACGATGAAATTCAATCAGCTATAAAGCGAATCGAATGGTCTAATAAAATTTCTGATCTTAATAACAGTAAGATCGAGAAAGGTAAGATAAAAGCTGACAAAATATTATCTTATGGTGATACTCTTAATTCAATCTTAAACTTCGTAAATTCTCCTGTTGGCAGAGGTGTAAGAGGAGCAATGGGATTATCTACAGAAAAGTATTTTGATTTTAAACAAAGAGATGACATAGCTAATGAAATAGCTAAGAAGCAAGCTTTACGTGATGCTGGATTTGATACAAAGAACAAGAATCCAGAGGAATACACGGAAGAAGAACTTGAAAAGCTACTTGCAAAGAAAAGAGCTAGAAAGTAACATCAAAATGGTAGTGCAATAGTGCACTTTACCATAAATCTAACCTACAAGGAGGTACACAAAATGGTAACAGATGCTAACAACATGGTGATGCCGGTCGGACC